TTCACCGCTGGATCAACGTTAGACTTACCGCTGATTTCGAATTCAAGTTTTCGTGCCATATCTATGAAAAAACGGCAACTACGCGGATTCTGTTTTTTTGTCTTTACCCTCCGTCTCCTTAATCTCCCGCATCAAGTCCTCCTCCTCAGTCGATAGCACCTGCACATCAACGCCCTTCGAGACCATCATCGCTGTGCTCAACCAAATCGCTTGGCACTCAGGCATCTCCCAAGCTCGTTCCTCAGATATTCCAGCCTGCAATAAATTCGTCACGACAGTCAGAATCCAAGGCACTCCGACATCGCTCCTGCCTTCCTTCGTTTTCTCCCAGAATTTCGGCCAATTCTTAATGAAAACATATTGCTCGAATTCCCTGAGAGTCCTGATGAAATAATCCTTGTCGCTCCTGAGTTTTGCTAATCGCCAAGAATCCATTAGGCTAATTTCGCTGATGTCCTCCTCTGCACAAATCTTAATCGCCACTAACAAGTCCAAGGCTTGCACTTCCTGACCTGACTTCAGCAACGGCGATTCAATAGCCTCAAGTCGCACTCTGTGCTTCAAACAAAACGGATACAAAAAACGTCCCAGAATTTTCACTCGGGACGGTTCTGTGAATGCGTTCAGGAAGCGGTTATCCACCGACCTACCTTAAACACAAAACTAACTAAATCAACTTAGTTAAGTCTAATCCTTAAGCGTTCGAGACGCCTTCGAAATCGACAGCAGTGATGCTCACCTTGACGAATTCTTTGTTTCCACCTTTTTCGTCAATCTTTGTAATCCAGCCAGCGAATGAAGAAGAAGCACTGCCAGAAGGATAAGCGGTGTTAGCATTAAGGCTGAATGTAATAGCATCACCCAACGCAGGCATCGTTCCGACCTTCACGATTCCCTCAACAGTCAATTCCGACTTGCGGTCATCTGCTCGCCAAGTCTTCGTCAATCCGTTCTCGTCAGCGACAGTCGCTTCTTCGTTGAAATTCGATGACAGGCTGTATGACTGCACGAACAGATTCGTTACAGCTCCACTAACGCCGAAAAGACAGGTTGTTCCTTTTAGAATCGATGCCATATAAATTGTTAGTTATGGCAACTTCTTAAGCAGGCAACACAGCCAGAATATCAAACGCGAATACAGTCGCCCAATTTCGCTCATCTACACCCTCATCTTCGGACATCAGGCTCACGTCGTAGCAGAAAGCATCCGCTGAAGCACTGAAAGCCGTCTTAAGTTCCGCTAAATCCTGCATCCGAGCCGTCAATGCAGCACATCGAGCCCGGTGATCGCTCAGGGTTGTGTCGTCCACAGACGAAAACAGCGTCACTCGAACCGAGCACGAGTAATTACCTAACCCTTCTGGGAGGTCGGCAGGGGTCTTAGCAGAGTCGCAAAGCACTACTGCCTTCGGTAACTGCATAACATCCGATGAGTCTCCGGAATACACATTCACACCAGCAAGTCCTGTTTCAGCTTGTAAATAGGTTTTGACCACCGATTCGACGATATGACGGATAGATTTAGTGCCCATTGGTTATTGGTTAGTTATTTGTTGTTAAATTTTTTAGCGTTTCTGATGAAATACTTTTCGAGTTCAGCGTGCATTTGTTTCACTCGGTTACCGTAAACAATATTAGGAACGTCTGCGTCTGTTGCTACGTTGTCGTTGTCGCCGATTGAATTGCCCACCTTGATTGATAAATTAGAATAATTGCTCATGGAGGCAACTGTGTATCCTTGTGTCACTCCATGACGAGTAATCCAAGTTGGCACTTTTCCACCAAAGCGTTTAATTTGCTTACCCTTCATCGGTGGCAATCCTTTCATCGCACCAGCCCATCCAGCCTTTAGTTTTCCTACTTCAGATTGTTTCTTTTTGATGTAAGCCTGTAAATTAGCCTTCGATTGCACGAGGTATTTATTCAGCCAATTAAAGCCCGGTCCACCGTTGCGCACAATGCGTCCGTTCTTTGTTTTCAGGATGCGTTCGTGAATAGCGTCGATGTCCTGCACGATGTGGTCAGTTCCGTAGTCGCTGTGCCGAGGAACGTATTTAGCGAATAGATTCTTTGCCTTACTGAATGCTCTGTCTTGGTCAGAGTCCGCTGCGATTTTATAGAATACATTATTCGACATCTCAGCCTTGCCTGCGTATTTCTTCATCAGGCTTGTGAATTGCCCTTTGTCGCCTGCGTAGAGCGTGTTGCACACAGCTCGAAAGAACATAAATTTCGATGCCTTGCGGTCATCAATAGCAACTGCAATCGTCCCGATGTCGCGTTTAACTGCACCCTCACCTGTCTTTTCAGCCTTTTTGCTCAATCCATCTTTTCCACCCTTCGGCAAAGGAGGAGTGAATCGCATGGCATCAAAACAAGCCAGACCAGCCTGCTGAATCATTACGTCGTGCAAATCCTTTCCGACATTTTGAGCAAATTCAGTTATCGCCTGCGTGAACTCATCACGAGTCTTAGGCGTTATTTTAGTTTTAACTTCCATTCTTACTGATTGTCGTCAATCACCACCAGCGTTATCCAAGCACTACCAGGCTTATAGGTAACTGAATTAACGCGAACAGTCTTTCCTCCAGCCGTTATCTTCTTTCCAAATCCAAGCGACGAATGCGGAGCACCTGACACAAGAAGCCCAGTAGAAGCCCCTACGCGACCATCTGAAGCCGTCCAAGAGGCTGTTGCGGTTGCTACCTTAACACTGAATTGCGTGCGGTCACAATACCCACCAGCCTCCAGCACCTGCGTCTGCATTGGGTCCGAGATAAGGCACAGAAAAGTTATCGCTCCAGAATTCGACGATCCAGCCACTCCGAAGTCAGCAAGCATTTCCTTAGCGTCATCGAGAAAGTCAGGATACAGAGCCATAATCTTGCCGAATCTGGAAACAGAAACAAACACTCATAAAATTTAGGCACAAAAAAACCCCACCCTTTCGGATGAGGTCGTTTTGCAATCTCAGACTGATTAGGCAGTCTTGAGGCGATGCAGAGAGGTCGAACGACCAACAGCAGCACCGAAGAGCACTTCAGCAGTGATATTCGTCCATCCACCTTGCTCTTGGAACATCACGACTTGGATGGTGATGCCAGACTCAGGGTCGGTTGCTTGGCTAACTTCAGCACCAGCAATCTCGGTCATAGGTAAGCCTGATGCTACGGCCAGCGAATCTGCTCCACAAGCGAATCCTGCAAGATTTTCTCCGTTCGTTGGGAGGTCGGTGAATTGATAAACAGAAGCACCTGCGATTTGACCGATAGAACCGCTTTGGATAACTTGAGCACCGAGACCAGCAGCACCGATGATTTGGCTATCAGCCAAGAGGTCGTTGGTGTAGTCAGCGTTCAAGATGAAAGCACGACGAGAACCAGCTTTAGCAGCGTCGAGCACACCCTTAGCAGTTACCAATTCAGCGTAGGTTACGTCAGCACCGGTGTTAACGTTCGAGGTGAAGTTAGCATTGGTGATTAAAGCACCGATTTCAGAAAGGCACTTAGCAGCGATAGCGTCAGCAGCGGAAGGACCGAAAGAATTCACGAGGAATTGCATTCCGTATTCCTTCACGTCGATAGGACGGAAGCGATGCGTTGAAATGAAGTGCTTGAGAGTAACGTCAGTCTTTGTGAGCGTAGCGTTGGACTCAGCGAGATATCCAGAAGCACCGAATTCAGCGGCAACAGAAGTTCCGACTAAGGGCACTTGGATAGTTTTACCAGCTCCGCTCGAAACAGCAGTGAAGTTGCTCGAGAAAGCGTTGAGGGCAGGGAGTTTGCCCTTCATATTTGAAATAACTGCTTCAGCAAGGACAGCTGGAGCAGAAACGATATTATTAGCCATAGATAGTTAGTAATTAGGGGTTAGAGAAAAGTTAAGAAATTTATAGATTATAAACCACGAACGATTTCGTTCTTATATTTAGCGTAGTAAGCACTGCGTTCAGCACCAGCGGGCATAGAGAGAAATGCCTCTAAGTGACTCACTGCTTTCTTAGGAGCATCGGCAGGGCTGATTTCAACAGGGTCTACTCCAACCGAAGAAGCAATCTTAGCGGCTTCAGCGGAAGCACTGATTTGATTCTTTTGGAGTTCAGCAATCTTGTTCAGCAATTCAGCGTTCTCAGCGGTTACCTTTTCCAAAGCACCAGAGAGTTCGCCGACCTTTTCAGAGAGGTCTTTTAATTCAGTTTGCTCTTTTGCTACCAATGCTTCCATAGCAACACGAATCTCGTCGCGTTCAGTAACGACAGCAGAGATTTCAGCGGATGCCTTAACGAGTTGTTCTTCGATGGTCATAAATTTGTTATTATTGGCAACTTCAGCAGAATTTTCACCAGAATTGTCAGGCACTTTCATTTTAACAACGCACCGAGTGAATCAGCCAATCCGGTCAGAAGTCCCTTTTTCGAGGCGACCTTACCTGACATCGCTTGACCCTTCAGAGCATCCTCAGAAACGAATTTACGTTTTTGTTTAATCGACGCTACGAAATCGGTATAAATCTCGTCCACTTGTTGTTGGAAGTAATCAATTTGCTCCTGACTTAATGACGTGCCCTCGAGACCAGCCGCCTTTAGTGGAGTAGCCGATGATTTAATCACGAGCATTTGCACACCTGACATCGCGTAAAGTCCTGACATATCAGGCACAGCCATATAAACGCCGACGCTTCCGACATCAGAAGAAGGTGAACCGACGACACGATCAGCCGATGCACCGAGCCAATAAGCAGCCGATGCCATCATTCCGTCCGTATAAGCCGTCGTTGGCTTAGTAGAATTCTGAATCTTGCGAGCGACTTCTTCGACTCCTGTTACAGTTCCACCGGGCGAGTCGATATGAAACACAATCTCTTGCACTTCAGGGTCTGCGAGAAAAGCGTCAATTTGCTGACTGACTTCATTCAAATCAACTGCACCTGTCATTTTCTCAAGAGGAGAGAGTCCCTTACCGATAACACCGACGACAGGGATGATGCCGTATTTTCCGACCTTATAAGGCTTCGGAGTTTCACCAAAGATTTGACTGAGTAAGTCAGAGATTCCGTAAGTGCTCACTCGCTCAGCGTGCGTCTTTGCCTCGATAGGGTCGATTAAAAGAGGAGAACGACCGCTTAGTGCTTTAGATAAGAATTTCATAAAATAGTTAGTTAATTATTATTAGTCTTGGTTGTCTTCGTTTTGGTTGATGAGCTCATCTGTGCTCAAATTAGCATCTGACTCTTCGACATAAGGTTTAGGAGCAAGCGGAGCGAGAGTTCCTGGTTGAACATTCGTTGGCTTATAAAGCATCTCAATCGGGAGTCCGGTTTGCTTAGCGAGGTTCACGATGTAAGCCATATCTTCTGCTCTCTTTGCCATTTCGCTTCGGAAATCCAATCCGCGTTGAGCGTATAATTCAGACATCGAAAGAAGTCCTAATTCCACGTCAGCGCGATCATTCGCTGCTTCACGACCAGCATCAACCGTTACTCGCTTCGGAGTCGTCCACGATACTTTATTCCAATCTGGGTCGTCTGGCAATTCGCCGTTAGCGATAGCGTCACCGATAACATATCCCCAAGTCGGAACGCATAATTGCTCAATGATTATATTTTGCCACTTCTGGAACACTCGGTCAGCCTTTGCCACTACCATTCGTAACGCACCGCCGTTAGTCTTGGAAGGGTCTCCGATGAATTCATAAGGCAATACGCCTCTGCTTATGTCTCGCTGAATCGCCTCTAAGAAACCTGTGAATGTCGGGCTGGGTCGGTTTGACTGCACCGATTGAACAGACTCTCCAACATCAAGAGCCAGAATATTACCACCCATCGACGCAGCGACATCGCCGTAATTCGTTGGAGCAGTAGCACCGAGTTCCGATGCCATATTGTCGTCGATTGTTCCGCCTGTTTTGTTGATGACTAATGAAATTTGGGCAGAGGTTTTTACACCTGTCTTTTCGAGAGCAAGAATCTCCATTTCGTCCTGA